GGGCGTGCCACCATGGCGACTGCGCCCGACGCCGCGTCTACATAGTCGTCGTGTGGTGCGCTCGGGAATGCGACCACCTCGTCGATAAAGTCTTTTACCCAGCTCCCTGCCACGATCCGCACCGCTCCCGCTTCGGCACGTGCCGCCCACGGCATCGCTCGGCTCTGCTTGTCCTTGTCCACCTTGATGCCTCGCAACGTGGTCGCCGTTAGCTCTGGCATGCGGCGCAGTTCCTGCACTGCCGCCAAGCCGTGCAAGGCTTCTTCGATGCCGAGCACCGTGCCCTGCTCGGCAAGAGCGGTGGCGACAATCACTTTGCGCACGTCGGGCCACTCCGCTTTCATCTTGATGCCGTCGGCGATGTACAGGACACCGTCATGCAGAGCGACCCGCACGGAGGCGCTGTAGTCGGCACTTTGCTTGGTCGAGGCGGCGAGGTCCCAGTACCGTGACCATGCAAGACCCTGCGGAGCGGTGGGCACTACGGTGAACCAATGGCGCTGGAACAAACTCCCTGATGGGTTGATGTCCTGCCCCAGTACTTCTTGTGCGTACATCTCACTGGTGTAGTTCTTTCTCAGTGAGGCTTTGTACTCCTCGCTCAAGAAGTGGTTGTCCAACGTGGAAGCGAAGATAGTTTCGTACTCCGGATCGTGGGCGTTGTCACGGAAGAGGTTTGACGACCACGGCTTCTTAAAGTTGGGCGATGAGGTCAGAATGATTTGCCCCGGCGCCTGATTGAGTCGACCCAGCGCCACCGTCCACAGTGTGTTCATGCCGTCAATGTACTCATCCATGTGCCCCGCTTCGTCTATCCAGCACAGCGCCGCCTCCATACCACGCACAAGGTTGAAATTGTTCTCGGAGAAAAACACGATTTCCCTATCACCGATAAGGCGGATCATGTACGGCGCTGACAATCGAGGCTTTCCGTCGAGAATGGTCATGCCACTACGGCGCTCAAACTCCGAGATGAGATTGAGCAACGTGCGGAGCGAGCCGTTGCGGATATTCTCATACGACGGCGCCGCCACGATGGCTTTGCTGTGCATGGGCATGGTAAGCACTTTGAGTGCTCCGGCGTAGCTTTTGCCACTACGAATCCCGCCCTTGTAGTAGAGATACTTCGCCTTCGACTGAAGGAACCTCATCTGATGCGGGAGCAGCATCGAGTGACGTATCCGCAGTACCGAGGTCGATGACGAAGTTGGTTGGGGCATTGGTCGTATTGACATTGTAGCTCTCTCGGTATGACGGGTCTTCACGCTTCAGCAGAAACATGACCATGACGGGATTCTCCGGTGCCATCTTGTAGGCAAGGCTCTCGAGGAAGTCGCGCCGCTTCTCCCTGCCCCGCTCCACCGCTCCTCGCACCGCTTCGGCTACGCTGGCGTCGCTTTCCATCATGCGGTACAGCGTGCGCCTATCGAAGCCGACGGCGGCGCATGCGTGTTGAACAATGCCCAGCTCCTCAATGGCGTCGAGCACCTCCGGCACACGGATGAGTGATACCTCACGGCGGGCACTCGGCTTCCGTGTCGCCATGACTACACCAAGCGCTTATCGGTGAGCAAGCGGAGCAAGATGTTGACCACGCTCAGTGCGCCGAGCAGTTGCGGTGCCAGGGCTTGGAGCTCTGGCCACTGTGCCACTGTGCCAAGAATGAGCGCAAGCAGGGTCAGGATGTTGACCCACAGCGTCTTGCTTTGATACCACGGCTTTTCCATTATCAGCCTCCCATCATGTAGCGAATAATCAGCGGGATGATGACCGTGGCCAAGGCAATGCCGCCCCACAGTCGGTTAATCTGTTGCTCGAGGTGCGCAACCCGTCCGTCCATCTCACGGAATTGCCGGTCGCCGTTTTCCAAGCGGCGCAGCACTTGGTCAATCTTTTCCTCAAGCCTCGCAAGCTTGACCTCAACGCTTTCCGTCATTGCTCCCTCATCTGTGCTTGTGCGAAATCCCGCCGGATGATGTCCATATCAATCGCTCGGCCTGGGCATGTCTTCGGGCTTCCCCACTCACGATGCCCTTTCAGTGTCCTGGCGCCGACCGCAAGGCCACGCCAATCGAGCAGAGCCAGCGTAGCGCCCTCCACCAAGTCATGCAGTGGCATTGACCACGGCTCGGCGTCATAGTTGCCCACGACCTCAATGCCCCAATGCTGGCGGTTGGCGGGGTAGCCCGCATGGATGCCCATCTCGTTGAGCGCCGTCATCTGCCAAATGCCATCGTCGGCCGGATCAGGGGAGCCGCACGCAATGAACAGATGCGGGCCCGCATCCCAGCCCAGCCCCTCGTAGTACTTCTTGATGCCCTGCATGGTGCGGAGCCCACGCCAATCTTGGCGGCGGGGCTTCCATGTGTGATGCAGAGTGACGCCCATTGCCCACCATGCAATGCTTGGATGATGCGGAGCGAGGTGCGCACGGAATGCGGCGACGCTGGGCCAGTGGCGGAAGTCGTGGCGAAAATTGGTCATGATGCCTCCTACTTCTATTGTACGGAGTGCGTCAAATTACAAGCCCATCGGATTCTTTTCACGCACGGTGTATTCATGGAACTCAATGCGTCGCCGTGCAATCTCAAGGTACTCGGCACTCAGCTCAATGCCGATGAATTGCATCGCCTCGAGCATGGCGGCGCACCCCGTCGACCCCGAGCCCATGAACGGGTCAAGCACCGTACCGCCCGGCGGCGTGACGAGGCGAACGAGATAGCGCATGAGTGTGATGGGCTTGACCGTGGGATGATGGTTGGCTCGCATGGGCGTCTTTCGTTCAGTTCCATTTTGTCTTAATGGCATGCTATCGCCACTCATGCCAGTTGATTGTGCTATTTGCACCTTCATCCCGTCCAGCCCCGCTTCCCGCTCCGCCCTCGATGCCTTGGCAACGTAGAAAAAGCGTGAGGCGTCGTGCCCACTCTGCGCATCCAGCATCTGCGCCGCCTCCTCATCGAGGATGACGTTGGCGGGCCAGCGGCCGGTACTTGCAGACCATCCCGCACCGCTTCCATACCATCCGTCATTGTATATTTGTTTGTCTGCCAACTTGTCTTTAATGGTTTTTTGTTTGCGTGCATTGATATCGCTATCACTTCCCTCCACCCTGCACCCGTCAATGTTCAATCCCCCGACCCCCCACGTCAGGACATTGTCCGCCACCGTGCCTGACAGTGGCTTCCGTGCAAGGACGGCGGGCTCGTTTGCGGGCTTGAGCGCAGTGCCAAAGCCGTGCCACTGCTGGGCAGTGGGGAGGTGCGGGGCGGTGATGGGGATAACCTTTTCGGCATCTTGATTGTCGCCTTCTGATTGAAGCATTCCAAATGTCTTACCACTTCCCATGCCTGCAGTTTTTTCTCCCACTACCTCCCTTGCCTTCCATGCCTCGGACTCTTCAATGCCTAATGTCCTGATGTCGACCTCCGCTTCGACCCAGTCAGGTACATCGCCGATGAGGTGGCGCACGGCGTCGAGGTGTTGTCGGGTCATGATGGCGGGCTGTGATGCCTGTGTCGTGTAATGTCCGCCCATGTTGGTGCCCGTTGCCTTGTCGATTTGCGACGATGTCAGACCCGTTGACCGCACCCACGCCGTAAAGCGAAGACGGCGCTCGAGTTGGCTGTTAGCCCTTTTTTGTTGGTTGTCCTTGTTTTGCTTATCAATCGCCTTGCTCACGTCAAGGCTTTTCGGGAATCCTGAGCCATATATCCACTGGATGCAATCCCGTATCTCAAAGCCCGCATCCTCGATGGCGCAGGTCATGCGGTGATATGTCCGAGTGCCACCAAAGGCGATGAGGTGCCCGCCCGGCTTCAGCACTCGCAGGCACTCCGCCCACAGCGTTTGGTCATAGGCAATCCCTGATGAATCCCATTTCTTCCCCATGAAGCCGAGCTCATACGGCGGATCGGTGACGATGCTGTCAACGCTGTTGTCCGGCATCGTGCGTAGTACCTCCCGATTATCGCCGTGGTGCAGTGTGTATCTCATCCCAGCCCCTCCACGCTCGGCATCCGCTCTACAATGTGCCGCCATGCCTGCTCGGCAATCAAGCGGTGCTCTTTCTGTGTGCTTTTTTTCTTGCGCACCTCACAGTAGTGTATCCAGCTCCGCAACGTCCCGGCTACGTACATGCGGGACATCGTCAGCCCTTCGGGAAGCACGGCACGGGCCACCTCTTTGGCGATGCCGTGACTGAGGGCCCACTCGTAGGCGTGCTGTGCCTGCTCGGCGACCCGCTCCTGCTGTAGTGCCCACTTGCGCTGAAGCACATCGTCATCCACTTCGAGGGAGCTTTGCCGATTCGCTGTGTCCTGGAGCCGTGCCTCACGGAGCACCGTGCCGAGCTCGGCAACGGCGTAGCGCTGACTGAACTCCTGAAAGCTGAACGAGCGGTGCCTGAGGATTTGCCGGGCAATGTCGCGCGTGGTGTCAATCTGCATCGTGATGGACACCATCTCAAACGGCGACCAGTGCTGATGCGTCGCCAAGTACTTGACGAGGCGGGGGGCGGTGTCGTGATGCGCTTGGTTCGCAGGATTGGAGATGCGTGCCATGTAGGCAACGTGCTCCTCCAGCGTCATGCCCGGTATCACGCTGTCGGCGATGTAGGTAACAGTCATGACATTGCCTTGCGAACTTGATTGAGCATGTGGCGCACATGCTCGGGCTTGGGAGTACAGGACTCTCCGGCGGATGCGCTAATGGCTGCGAGGTA